CGTGTAGCGCATCTCGAGGAGCTTGGCAACAGTTGCACCGGCAGTGATTGCCAGGGCGCGAGTAGTACCAGTGCTCGTCGCAGTGGTGATGTTGATGTCGGTCGTTACACCAGTGGACGCCTTGACGGTAAAGATGCCCGTCGGTGCATTCGTGCCGGTGCCGCCGATGTAGCCCCACTCAAGGTTGCGCAAAAGCTGGCGCTGCAAGTGGTCGATGACTTCCATTTCGACGTTAAATCCAGCGTCCGACTGCAGAATCAGTTGCTGACTGACTTCGGTCTTTGGCAAACATGGAACCGGTGCCAGGGGAACTTCCTTGAACAACGGATCAGCAGCAGTCGTGGCAACTGTGCCGGTATCGGGTTCAGTCCAGGCGCTGGTGTAATCCGCAGTCTTCAACGTGCTAAAGCGCAGGGTCTGGTAGCCCTGAACGCCAGTGCGCAAATCTGCCAAGTTACGCATCACAGAATTGGCACTCAGGTACTTGAGAACCGCATCCTGATAGACCTTAGGAATCAAGATCGAACTTGACGCGGTAGTGATGAGTTCACGCTGTTCCGGGATCTGACCGGTGCGGAGATAGTTGACGAACTGATCCTCGTACTTCTTGGAAGCGCGGATGTCCATCGACCGATCCTCGGTCTTCTTGATGGTGTTCTCGATAGCAGACGATGAAGCGAAACGCTCGCGCACTTGCGCTGCGCGGATCTCTGCATCGAGCTTTCCGAGTTCGTTGGCGACTTCGTGGCCACGGGCCTCGACTTCAACGGACATGGTGTCCTGGGCGAGAATGGAATCGCGCTCTGCAACGAGCGCCTTACGGGTCTCAAACATTTCGGACAGTTTCATAATGGCATCCTTAGACGCAGACGAAGACGGGCAATGCCCGATTGGAGGGTTCTTGCTTCGGCACTTGTCTGCGGATAAGCGCCGTTTTCAACGATGGAAACTTCACGCAGCGCAACCTGCGAGAGTGTGCGAGTGTTGCCGACCCAACTGTCGGCGATGACTTGGAAACCGAACGACATCTCAGACAACACACCAGCGTCCACCAACTGGCGAACGTCCTTGGCGCGTTGGGTGTCGGGCAGCGTTACTTCAAACGCAAGGCCGTGCTGATCGCTGCGCAGTTGCAGCAATCCGCTCTTGGTGTTGGCGAGTAGGTCGCGCGAATCGTGGCCAACGAGTAGCGAAATGTTGCTGCCAAGTGACGAATCAAACGCGCCGCGGGCCACACGTTCGGTAAATGGCTTGCCGCCATTGATGCCACGGATGGTCAGCGGGTGGCTCGGAGCGTCATAAACCGAGGCATAGCCGCCGATCTTGTCGCCTGTCATGGCTAGTTTGGCTGTGCGAATCTCAAGCATTTTCGTCCCCCATATTGCCTTCGCCGGCGTTGTCGCCCTGGACTGCGCTCATGCCGCCAGGCATGGAAACCTTGGCATCGTCAAGCCCATCTTGTGGAGGCAAGCCGAGCCGGTGCCGTGCGTCGTTGCCCGACATAATCCCGGCGAGCACCAGTTTGGACAAAGCCATTCCGGCATCCCGCATGTTTCCGCGAAGCAGGATGTCCACGTCGAGACGTGCATGCTCACCGGGCCTGCAGAGTTTGCGCGTGATCTCCGACTCCCACGCGCTGACCCACTGGGCAAGAGCGCCGTCAACGTAGGCGCGAGCGGTTTCCGATTGCGATGCGAGAGCGCCGCCACCCTGCTGGTAAAGCATTTCGGGCGGGATGCCAAAGGCGCGAGCGACTTCCTGAATAGAGAATCGGCGCGATTCAAGCACATTGCTAGTGCTTTCGCTGATCTTTTCCGCCTTCATGCCTTCGCGCAGGATCAGCGGACGTGATGCGCCATCGGGCGTCGCGTGCATGGTCTGCCAGGCGTCGCGGATGGCTTGTACTGTCTGATCCGACATGGCGCCAGGGTGGGAAATCGAAATCTTTCCACCACTTCGGATAAGCGCCGAGTGGGCTGCGTCCTGGTCTGCGGCAAGATTAAACGCAGCGCGAGCGGCGTCCATCGGCCCAATGAACCAGTCCGGGCGCAGTGGATCCGGGTAGCAACCAAGGTGGAGCACCTGGTCAGAGGACAACGTAGCACCGGCGAGCTTGTAAACCACACCATCTTCAGTCATCTCTGAACTGATGGCGTTCGTTGGCATCGGTTGCAATTCAGCAACGGCGCCCGTGGTATCGCGGCGAATCAGCGCAACACCGTTGCCGGATTCGAGCGCGCAAGCAGTGATGTACCGGCGAAACTCGTAGCCTGACTGCCAGCGCGAAGCATCGCGTGTCATCAGTTGTGTAATCGGCGAGTCGACCAACTGACCATCGCTATCAACGACGTGGAACGGTAGCCGTGCAAGGTCTGCCGATATCAGTTGAGTCGCTCGAACGACCGCAGGCAGGGACGTTATAGCCGGTGCGGCTAGCGGCTCCGGCCGTGCATAGACGACCGTGGCGCTTCTGAATCCCATGAACCTGGCGAAGATGCTCACGCAGAGCATGGAACAAGTCCGCCTAAGACTGTCAATAGCGATTTATGGACTTGGCACCTAAACGCAAATTATCTTCACGGTGAAGTACTTACTTCACCCGATCGGACAACTGCTGGTACTGAGTCCGGTTGCCTCACGCACCTGGTGATGCTCCATTAACAGCGCAGCCATGTTGCCGGAAACGATGACATCCATGTTGCCGGCACTGCGCCCTTTAACGGGTCGCGTGTTGCCGACGTTGTCGCGAATCAAGCGCACGTTGTTGAGTCCGGAGGCTAGAACGGGGTCAACTTGGTAGCACAACTGCTTAGATTTGAGCAAATCGCCCCACAGTTTCCACGCCGGCGCCATGGTTCTTATGCTTTGATCGACCGCAACGATGGGCCATCCGCGGTCTTGCCACCTCCGAATGTCACGCGCTTGCGCTGGATGTGGGTCAACTCCGATCTTGCGGACGTCATAAAGCGCCATTAAATGCTCGATTTCAGCCTCAACAATTGACATATCCTGCCATTCACCAGGCATACGGCGTAGGTGTCCTGCCTCAATCCACACTTGCAGCGGGTTCTTGCAGCGCTTCTCGTCAAGCGCGATGTCCGTGCCGGCCCACCAGCACACGTTGCGTGCACGAATGATGCCACCATCGACCACCATGATCGTGAGCGCCGTTAAGTCGAGCTGAGCGCCGTAACCACCGCGGCTTAGGTCAAGACCGATCACAGCCGGCGCCCCGCGCAGGCGCTCCCAGTCGCAGTCCACCATTTGCCGCTCAAGTACCGCAAGATCGATGTCAGTGGTTGCAATCTCGTGATATCTGCACGCCAACTGCGTCTCAAACTCAGCAATCTGCACCGGATCACCGGTGTTTAGCATGGTCTGGGCGGCTAATTGCAACTGCGTTGGGTCGACAATGACGCCTAAACCGGGGTGCGCTTTCGCCCAAACAGCAGGGTCGGACGCCTGATCGTCGGCATCTAAGCCGTAGATCATGGGCCACCAACCCGCCGGATAGGGGGTTCCGTCACTAATTGCAGCCTCGCAAGCCTGCCAATAGCCCCAAATCGGCGTGGTCTTCTGCTCCGGATCGGGCGTTGTGATCGCCAGCAGTTGGGACGTGGCAAACTTGGCAAGTCCGGTCAGCAAACGCCCGACGGCTTTCGGCATGCGCGAAATCTCATCCGCCACTACCAGGCGCGTGGTCAAACCGTCAAGCGCCTTGTCACTGCAGGGCAGGGATATGTACCGATTGCCGCCGTGACGGACGCGGCCAGGGTGCGCGGGTGTCGATCCGCCCGATGATTTCCATCCTTCCTCGTCTTTGTCCACGTCATCGAGCGCCAGAGTCCGGCACATAGTTGCCATGCGCTCAAATGTCTTCTGCGCCAACCGACCATCCGGCGCAACTGATGAGAACTCCAAGCTAGTCGAGGTATCGCGCATCGCCGCCATAATCATTGACGCAGCAAACTCCGTCTTGCCGTTGCCGCGTGCCACAACTAGCAGCAGCGCCTTCGTGGCGGGGGTATCTGTCTTGACCTTGCCGATGACTCGACGCCTCGCGAGCAAGACCATCGCCACCATGCACTGCCAGGGCATCCATTCGAGCGGCTTGCCGGCGCCCTCCTCAACTCCCTGGCCGCACCGGCGCGCAAACGCTCGCGCTTCCTCAGCTCGGGGCTCGTCCCACCACACTTCGTGCGATGCCGGCGCCTTGCGCTCTGCTAAGTAACGCTTGCATGAATCGACGATGCGCTGATTCGCCACCGCGCTCCCGCTGGCAATCGACTCGGCGTAGGCGTCGGCTAAATCGGCGCATAAAGGCGGTCGTTTCAAGTGTTTACGGCGCTTGTCGGTTTTAGCGGTTCCAAAGCGCGGTGCCTTAGGGGTAGGGGTGGCCTCGGGGGGTTGACGGGGGTTTGTCAACGAAAATCTTTCGAGGTCTTAATATTATGGCACATAACACACAAACTTTGCAAATTTTTCCACTCACTACTTCCACCCTTATGCAATGGAATAATGTGGTCGGTCTGAAGATTAGCGACAGCACCACAGTGAGCACACTGCATATGCACTGCTTTATGCGCCTTCGCTATGCGTGTCCATGTACCACCGCGCGAACGCACAGTGTTAATCATGTTGATGGGCTTACCTAAGCCTGCGTGGTATTTCCACCTAGCCATTTGCGCACCTCTTCCATGAGTCGTGTGTCCTGCTCTTCCCTCCACGCTAATAGCCATTCCTCATCATCCTGACGAGCAAGCACCACTGGCAACCAATGACAGTTTGCATCAGTACGTGCCTGAAGCATCGCATCCTCAAGACCAGTGCAACGTGGTGCAACATTAGGTAACACCATCCCATCGTGCATTACTTCAACCAACTTAGACAGCCGGCAAATCAGCAGACTTCCACTGGTAATCAGAAGGTCATTTGCTAGGCGCTTGTAGACATAGGTGTAGCCAGTCTTGCGGCGCTTCACTTCTACGTGGATGTTCCATGGCACCATAGCCTCGACATCCGCTTTGCCCTTGCCATAACGCTGAGCAGTTCGCTGCCAGGCAAACGGGAACACATTTGACAATGCGCGACAGGCGTCAAGCTCCCCGTTCTTGCCTTTCAAACGGGAATTGGTCATCCTGAGCCCTCATAAAACGCCTTTTCAATGTCAGCATCAGTGATGCATCGGCTTGGACTTGGTGCCGGCCCAAGGTCTTCAATGGTGTCCCGGCGCTGTCTGACGCTTTCAGTGGTGCCATTCATGCCAGTGCTCTTCACGCTCATGGGCGTGCACATCAATCGCTGCATGCTGGCAATCTGCTCCCGCACGTTGGCTAGTTGATCTCGTTTGGTGCTGATCTCGGCAGTCAATACGGCTAGCTGGGCGCGTAATGAGGCATTCTCGGTTTCTAGGTCGCTCATCCTTGTGACTCCATGACAGTTGTGACAGACGTTTTGGAACAATTACTCGCAGCAAGAGGCTATAGGTGTATATATATATTTATGTAAAAAGAGTGTCACTACTGTCATTGGTAAATCCATACACGAATTCTCGATCGATTCGGATGACAGTCGGGTGACGGGTGACACTACTGCCATACCTCCTGCACCCGTAGACCGATGTAGACCCTGCTCTTGGCCGTGCGGACGTCCCGTAGCGCCTCCCGCTCAATCAGGTCGTTGCGTAGGTTCGTCCAGCTCTTGGGCTTCCTGCCGACTCCCTCGACGTACGCCTTGTACGAGGCGTAGATCGGTCGATGCCCCATTTGGCAATCCCAGTCGGTCTCAGTGCTCTCGGCGAGCCACTCCCCAACCGTATCGACGTCCGTCAGGTACTCATCGGTAAACGCCCGGATGCTGACTGGCATCGCTGCCATCAAGTCTCCCTTGAATTCGTCCTGCAGGCGGTACAAGCCCTCCAGTGCCCATCCAAGGACTTTCCCGGCTTCTGCCCTCAATGTTGCCTTGAGCCCCGTATCGCGGATCGTAGGGCGTGTCTCAAACCTTAGGACAGCCATCCGATCCCGCATGGCGCTATCGACCTTCCCCAACTGCGGCGGGTCGTTGCTCACAACAATCAACTTGTGGGTCGGCGTGAACGCAAACGGGCGCCCGTAGGGGTTGCGGGCATGGATGGTGTCCCCACCGGTCAGGGACTTGGCTGCAGGCGCGTTCCAGTAGTCCCCTTCGCCGGTCTCATTGACCACTGCCATGCGCTTGCCCTTGAGCACTGCCTTCCAGTAGGCGCCGTCACTGCCTCGGACGCCCAACAGCACCTCCGCAGGGATAATGCATCCGTAGTCCCCAAAAGCATGCAGCAAGGTCTCCACAAAGATCGACTTGCCGGTTCCCCCTGGCCCGTAGACAAACACCAGGCAACGCTGGTTGCTGACGCCCGTCAGGCATGATCCTGCCCACATCTGTAGCCACTGCCTGGCCGCATGGTCGGGCATGGACTCGCCTACGAACTGCTCCCAGCGGCTATCGATGTAACCGATGTCAGGCGCTTGCGTCACCGTCATCGTGATCGGATAGGCAATCGACGGGTCAAGGAGCTCATCGGTATCGATGCGAATCGCTCCGAGCGGCGTACCAATCAAGCCGCTTGATGCATCGAAGTCTTCGAACGATCGCGCAACGGTATCGTCGGTCTTCGCGTAAGCCATTGCTTCCCTTGCGAACCGACCAGGCAACTTGTCCGGGAACTCGCGCATGACGTAATCAGTGACTACGCGCTCGGCAAGCCCTTTATCGTGCTTGTACCGGAACTCCATCGGGTCAAAGACCATCCAATGCTGGAGCGCGTCTACCCACACAACTCGGGCATCACGCAGTGAACCAACGATCGCCGCGAAGTGGTTGCGTATGGTCATGGCTTCTCCCAGAGTTTTCTTTCACGTGTGAATTCATCCCACAAGCCCTTTTCTTCGGGCCCTACAATTTTTTGCCACGTCTGCAGTTCTTCGGCCTTAAGTTTGCACTGCGCTAGGAACTGACGTTTACGGGCAGAACGCTTGGCGCATTCGGTCGCAATCTCTGCCATTGACTCTCCGTACGTGTCACTGGCATCTCTCAACGCCTCCATAAACGACATGCCAACAGCAAGGTTGTGCCGCACTTCGTCCGCCGCCTCTGACAAACTGCAGTTTGCACGGCGCTTCATTAGAACGGAATCTCCTCTCCCTGCAGCACCTCGGTGAAGTCCTTGATCGTGTACTCGGGGCCGTACTTGCCGCCGTCTTTGACGGTGCAATTAAACTCACCGTAGTAACCAGGCGACAGAATGCCGACGCCCTCAAGGTTCGGCCATGCGGTCAGCATTTCGCCGGTCTCCAAATACACCTTGTAGACATCGCCCCTAGACGTTTGACGGGTCTCCACCTTGGCGACGCAACCGCTCAACCTGGTCAAGCCCTTAGCCGGCGCCGGCATCGGGAGCTTCCCGGATACTGCCTTCTCAATGTTCTGCTTCGCGCGGATCGCCTCAAGACGCAAGGACATTTCATGTGCCGTCGGCTCGGGTCGCGCCGGCGCCTTGACCGGCTCGGCTACGTCATTGCCATCGTGGTCATCATCGCCGACTACCCCCACCATGGCCGCCAACTGGCACCGGCGAAGGTACGTGGTCATCCCCACCAGTGCGTGCGCCGTGGTTGGTAGCGGTACTTCGATCGTGGTGCTGCGGCTTTCGTCCCCGAAGTACAGGTGCGTACCAACGCCGAGAACGCCGCCGACGCCAAATACTGACTGAGTGACGGCAATGCCGTGCTTCGCCAGGACAGGTCGGATGGCATCCAAGTGTGCCGCCAATGATGCGTACTTCGACACCTTGCCGCCATTGCGGAAAGCGCCGTTTTCCCGGTCAAACACTGGGTTCTTCAGTTCAACCTGCGCCGCTGCCAACGCGGAAACGAGGGTACTTGCGGTATCTGCCTTCGCCATGCTGTGCTCCTCTCATGAAGCAAGCGAAGGATGCGCCCGAGTCCGTCGTGGTCTCAGTCAGCGCATCCTTACGCATGCCCTAAGCCTATCGACCACTCGAGAAGTTTGCAACAGAATTCTAGAAAGCCATGCCGGCGTGGCCTTGTTTAGCGCTGCCTTGCGCTTGGCGCATCCGCCGCAAGGCTTGATGCCGGCAGCAGTTGTAACTGCGGCAACGGTATCGCCAAGCCCTACGGGTTTATGTTGGCTTGCGTCCATGTGGTTTCGTGGTTCTTGGTTCAGCATTTGCAACTCCCGCAGTTGAGGGTAGCGGGTGGCGATCCGGCGGCAGCGTAAAGCGTTGCCCAATCGCCCGTGTTTGGATAGCAGTTCGAGCCGCTTGTAGACGTATCGCATCCCGTGCTGGTGTTGGTTCCGCAGTCGCAGTTGTCACCGGCGAAAGCGTCCGGGCCGTACGAGGGGGCGAAGTAGGCGTTTGATCCCGCAAAGATGCGGAACAATGTCATGGTGCAAGGATTGGAAACGTCCCAACAGTACTGCGCTGTGTAGCTAGTTGTCCAGGCGCTAGTTAATCCACCGATGACAACGCTGCCGCAATCGCCTTGCACCGTGACTTCGGGAACCGTGCGTGAATACTCAATGGAAACGAACCGCGTACCGGTGCCGCAGCATCCGCAAACTTGCGGGCAGGTCAATGGGCCGCCAAGAATAACGGTAATACTGCCGACCGGATTGGAGTCAATGATCTCCGGACACCCAAAGCACTGGCCGCCAAGTCCGTTCATCTTGAAACAGATCGAGGTGTCCCATGATGTTTCCGGCGGCGTCCAGGTGTAGACGCATGGAATGCCGCATGAGCACGTTTCGCCGGCGCGGCTCACTACGAATTGCTGCGGTTGCAGTGTTCCGAGCGCACGTGTGTAAGTGTTGGCAACTCCAAACGAATCAGACTCCGGGCAACTTTCATCCCGGTAGACCACGCAAGGGATAACTACGCACGTGAGCGTGCAGTACTGCAAATGCTTGGCGTTGACGGCGAACTTGAAACATACGTCGCCTTCACCGCCACCACAGCAACACGTACGCCGTCGGCTCATTTGCCGCCCTGCCGACGGCAGTAGAGGTAGCCGCCCACTACGCCGATCACGCCGAGCATGATGCCGAACCAAAGACTACCGATGAGCGATTCCATTGATGCAAAGATCATTTCCGTGCCTTCTTTCCTACTGGTCTGAACTTCCTAAACGTGTTTCCGACTGAGCATCCACCCGCAAACGCAACTACGAGTAGCGCAACCATCCAGATCGTGTATTGGGTTGTAGTGAGCATCAGCGGCCTCGTGGTATGTAGGTGTATATGAGTGCTCCGATTACAGCCGCCACCACTGCAACCGACACATACTGGAGCGTTGAGTAGATCGGACTTTGGTCATCCGAGACGAACGGTATGGCTTGGTGCACTGCATTTGCTTGCGCCTCGATGCTGTCGAGCTCGGCGCTTGCTGCGATCAAGTGCGCCCGTGCAACCGCTGCACTAGCCGCGCTCGATGTCGCGGCGTGGCTAATTAGCGCCGTCTGCGAAGCGCAGCCAGTCAATAGGCAAGCGACGATGACGGCGAGGTAGATCACACAAACTCCCTGCGCGGCGTAGCCGGCAAACACGTCGGGAGTGTGGCAAGCATCGCCGGAGCGATCGTCTCGCAGCGCACGTTGGCGTGGATGCGTAGATCGGCAGGCGTGATTTCCACGCCGTCTTCATCGAGCACAGCGCCCATGGTGCCGATCATGTCGATGTAGCGCGGCTCCGGGATCAGCGCTAGCGCTGTGTTCATCTGCGCCAGTGTGGTAGTGCGTAGGTAGTAGTTCGTCATGTGGTCTTCGCGATCATGTCGGCTTCGCTGAGAAGTTCGGAGTAGTATTTCACGCTCTTAATCGAGTTGTTTAGATAGCCTTCCCACGTGCCTGAGCCACTTACGCCAGTAGTTGAAGCGCTACCAATTGTCATCCACGTTCCGAGCGTTGCGCCAATGTCACTGGTGCCGGATACCACCGTCGCGTTCCCGTTGAGGGCGTATTTAATGGTGGATGGATTGTCGCTTGACCAACTGAAACATGCTTTATTCAGTCCGCTTGCATTGCCGGCGGCCTTGTTTGCTACGCCCGATCCTGCACTGTTGTAAATACCGCTTGCTGCGCTAGCGTTTGCGTGCTTGAGATGGATGTGCTTTGTAGCCGCCGTATCAATGGCAAGGACCGACCGATCACCGGCGCCGTATTCGCCGCGGTAGTACTCGACAACAATGGAACCAGGCTTGTTGTATAGACCAGTCCACGCGGTACTGCGAATCACGGCATCGTCGGCGAGGCGGGTCAGTGAAGACGCTCCTGTTGGGATGTAAGAAGTTGCCGTAGAACCGCTTTCCGTTTGTGCGCCGTAAACGAGAACATCAGCTGTTTCGTCGTTAGCGATAATGTTGTCCCAGAGCATAATTTGAAATTCCGCTAAACCGTCCGCAACCGTATAGGTATGGGTAAACCGTTGCCATGTAGTGGTTACTACGCAATTGATTCCGCTACTTGCGCCCAACCGTAGACCAACATTCTGCGTACTTGCACCGCCGTTTGCTGTATTTGCTTTCATCCAAACGGACATGATGTACGCCCCGTTTGAAACGTTTATCGATCGACGGATGCGCGAGAACGCTCCACCTGTCTTGTTAAAGGTAACTCGAATAACACTGGAAGCACCATCAGGGCCAGTTTGCGAAACAGAAGTTGGAACGGGATTTGAAGCGCCACTATTGTCAAGCGTCCAATTGCCGTTGCTTAGATCAGTGCTGTACGTGCAAAGATTGGTTGCCGCCGCCTCAATTAGCAGACCCTTCGCCACGCCGCCCGTGTAATCAAATCGCGCCGCGCCAGCGCTTGCCACCGTCTTGACGTATCCACTTGCATCGATGTACGTCGCGCGCGCCGTCGAGTCTGCGCGTGTGAAGGTCACGGCAGTCGGCACAGTGCCAGCGGTGAAGTCCAGTGATAAAGTCGCCGTGTCGCCAAGCATCGCCTTACGGAACATTGAGGTGTACATCAGATGGTCTCCGCTGAAGTGCGAAAGCCGATCGTCGCGATGTGCAGCGAATCGGTACTGGCGTGGTCAAGATACAGGACGATCGTGCCCCATGAGTTGGACGCGTACGCGGCCGTCTGCGTCATCGATAGCGTCCAGGTAAACGTGCCCGAAGCCGCAACCACTACGGCGTACGTGCCGGTGTTCAGCGTGTTCGTCGATCCGATTTGCACGTTGCCCTTGACCGTGTAGCCGGTGAGGTTCTGCGCGGTCGAGGTGCCTTCCACTTGGACTGTGCCGGCGAGCACCCACTCTTCGCCTGGGACAATGACTACGGACGGGTAACTGAGCGCTAGGTCTAGGTTTGGCATTAGGTGCACCTGATTGGGTTGGGGCGATCGAAGTACGCAAACACCGCGCCGCTGCTGTCATAGCACACGTGTAATTCCACCTTGGCGCTTAGTTGCCCTGTCGGCCATGAAGACGTGCCCGAGTCATAGATGGAACCGACCGGGCCAACGGTCGCAGCTGGCGCTATGGAAATGTTCATGCCATCGACAAGTGTGGAAGTGTTGTGCCATTCGCGAAGGTTGATTGCCGCGGCGTACGTTCCGCTCTTGTCACCAGTTGGGACAGTGATGCCGCCGCCGGCTATGGGAGTTGGGAACCATATCTTGACGGCGTACGTCCATCGGTTGGCAGCGCCTGAAATCGCCGTGGCAGACTCCAAGGTGACTAGTACAGACTTGGTGGGCGTCCGCTCAAACACCTGTGCCTGGCTAAACGTGACGCCTTCCGAATTGGCGTTTACCTGGCGTACTGCCTGCGCGAAACTGTTCATGGCGTGCCTGCTGAGGCCGCCATAAAGGTTTGATGTGAAGACAGGGTTATGAATTGCCATTAGGCAATCGCCACCGGTTCGGGTGCGGTCAGTGCAGCCAACTGTGCGGCAGTCACTATGTTGGTAAACGTGGCGAAGGTGTCGTACTTCTGTAGGTAGACAACCTTGTCGACTTGTAGGATCGGGAAACTGCCGATAGTCACGCCGGCAACTAAGATCGGTTCGCCGGTTGGGTTTGGCGCCGGAATCTGCTCAAGGTGGTACCAGGCGTCATACAAGAACGTGTGCGATGTGCGGTAGTAATTGCTGTCAATCGGTGCTGTCTGGAAACCTTGGTACAGCAGCGTGCCCTTGGGAGCGCCAAGGAAAGTGGCATCATTGCGCGTGCCGACATAAGACGTATAGGTAGACCACAACGGCTCCGCTGCGGGACTGCCCGAAGGAAGCGTGCGGTCGTACTGGATTTCAATGGTTACCAATTGCTGTGGAACGTCATAGGCTTTAGCCTTGCCATTAGTGTCCACCTTGGTGCCGCCAATGTCTGCAGCTCCGGAGAAGGTCACAGTACCGTCGGTCGGCAGCGCAGCGCCTTTGCGGTAAAGCGATGTGGAGCGCACAACCGTAGCGCGGGTGCACTGACAGAAATCGTTCTGTCCTGAGAATCCCCAGTGCCTGGTGGTGGCCCGGACAGTCACGCGGAAGTGGTAAGCCTGCTCGCGGATCGGTTGAATGTCCACGGTGCGAATCACCATGGTCTTTAGGTACGAATTACCGCTGTAGATACCGGAATCAATGCGGGTGTTTGGCGCTGGGCATGCTGCGAGGATCTGCGCTTCGGTAGGAGTTTCAGTAGTTGCGGCAGTCCACTTCACTAGGTAGACAATCTGCATCGATGACTCGCCCGGGATTGATCCGAGTTCGTATGAGCGACTGCCCGCCAATTCGATTGTGCTGAAACTACCCATTAAGAACCACCCTTTAGAGTTCTATTGATTTCGATCAGTACTTGTTCATCCCGGCGCGGATTGTCGCTCATGCCTGCGGTCTTCTCTTGTCCCGACGTACCAAACAAAAACTCGTTATTTAGGTTGCGCGCATTTTGCATTGAAAACACTTTGCCGGGATCAGCAAACATGTTTATAAATTGGCTTATTGCTTCATCGTAAATTCGGCCGCCCGATTGTTTCATTGATTGAGTAAAAGCAACTTGTCCACTGCCAGCTGCGGAGACGTCTGCTAAAGTTCCTGCTGCCATTCCAGCGCGTTTTGCGCGCTCCGCACCGGCTACGTCTGGCCCAAATGCTTTGGCGTACTTGATTTCGTCATTGATTTTCGCCATGGTCGTTTCCATGATTCCGCGCTGTGCTTCGGGCGAGAATCGCGAACTAAGCGCCGTAATTTCTTGCATGCGGCGGTCAATTGCTTGGAACGCAAACATAAGGATCTGAAAACCCTGCTGTGCCATATTGAATGATGCACCAATGGCTATGGCGCTGGTCTTGCTGTTTAACTTCTGCAGCTCGCGATTCGTAGCCGCAACGCCCTTAATGACGCCCGACGGGTCGACTTCGGCGCGGATCACCGCTTTCATAGATTTATCTGCCATAGTGCTCCGCCTTCATCCATGGAATGCACCGCTGCGGCGGTTGGTTCGTGGCATTGACCACCAAGGCCGTAAGTAACCATTCGCACCGTTCAAGGGTGGTCAGTTCGGTTACAGCGATTGCTGCCGGCATCATCATCCTTCGTTCCCCATCTGCAATGCGCCAGAGCCTGCGCTCGGCGCTTGAGTAGGGCGCGGGCGGTTGATCTCCTCCAGCAGTGCCGAGCAGAGTTCTGCCCGGATGTTTCCTAGTTCGGCGTGGTTGATAACGAACGGACTGCCATCGGTGCAAGTGATGCAAGCGCCCCACCAGTACGGGTCAGCCGGTGCGCGGGCGTAATCCGCCATGGTCGGCTCGCGCACCATGACAACACCAACGCCAGGCACGTTTACCGTTCGCGGCTTGGCGATCAGTTCAGACAAGTCAAATGGCATCAGGCTTCCTCAAGGGTGAGAGACCACATTCCCGGGCCGGTGCCGTCATCCGTGCGCGTGGCGCTAGTGAGATGTCCGGTCATGGTGTAGGCAATCGATCCTTGGTCGGTGAACGACAGAGCAACGCTGACAATGGTTGCAGCGCCAAGGGTTGTCGGGTTCATGTGAGTCCGGATGACGTTGTCCGTTAACAAGTCGCTCGCCATGATGTCAAACGTGGCGGTGCGCGAGAATCGACCAGGTGCGCGCTTTTCACGGAAGTCAGCGATGGTGGTTACATCAAGACTACTCCGTGCAATTGAGATAGTGATGTTTTTAGCAGGGAACGATGCCGCGCCTGCGCCTTGAAATGCGAGGGTAAATGTGCCGCCGTATCCTGCGATGATTGCCATGATTAGTCCTCCTGGACAAGTAGGGTGAGTGAGATTGTTCCGATGCGCGTTCCGTCTTCGGTGCCGTCACTAAGCGGATCGACAGAGAACGCCACGCTAAATTCTGACAGCACCAAGCTGCACAGGTTGGTAACGTCGTTGTATGGGCCAGTAAATGTGGCGGCAACGTCATCGACTAGCCCCGTAACGTCTTCGATGTTGTCACCAATTGCTTGCACTTCTACTGAGATTGTCCAGTGATTCTTGGCAGCAATTCCACCCATGCCGAAGTCAAGTGCTGCGCCGGTGATCTCGTAGACGTAACACGGGGTGGCCATCGATGCAACGCGGATGCCGACATAGGCATTGTGCTTGCTTTGAAGCGCGGCGTAGATGGCTTTATGGATGGCTTCAAGCGACATTCTTTGCTCCTAGGATCTTGCGAGCCTCAACAAGAATCTCGGTGGCAATAGACTGCATGAACGCTGTGACGTTTGCACGGCTCCACGCCAAGCTGCGGTGCGAGCCGGGGATGAATTTGCCAGATGCTTTATGATTAAATCCGTTTTCTAGCCAGGGGTAGACGTACTGCATGCCCTTTGCCCTGGCGCCGCCCTTCTTGCCAAGGATGATGCCGAGTTCAACGCGGATCGGAGAGCCTTCGCCGCCCATGCGCTTTGGGGAGTTTAGTTTGGTAGCCGAGGCGATCGCCTTACGGTGCGGGTTTTTGCCCTTGTACGGTGCGCTGATCCACAGTGCCTTGAGCGCTGCGGTAAACGGCTTGGCGGCCTTGCGGATCGCCTTTTTGCGCACTGACTCATTGAGGCGCGGAGACAGCCGGCGAAGCGTGTCGCGTACTTCCTTGGTGTCAACGGTGACCTTGACTACGGTCATGGTGTCACCTCTGTAGCTTCAATCTCAAGGCGCCGGCGGCGTTGGTCGCGATCCCAGCAAGCGCGAATATTGAACGTGCGCTCGGTGCCGTTGTCATACCACAGCAACCGGCTGCGGTTCGACATCATCGGATGCCAAGCGGCAAGGATGCGCCAATCAGTGCGCGTTGCTGGTCCGCCATCGTCCATGATGTCTGAGGTGTTGGCGAGTTCCACGTGTACTGGCAGGGTCGCGAAAGACAACCAGGACTCCGAAGCCTGGCCAAACGCATTAACCGTGCGTACTGGATTCTGCGCCGTCATGACGAGGCGCATCATTCCGGATGGAACATGGCCCATTGACATTATCCAATCCCCTTGCCCATCATGCCTGTAATCCGATCCCAGTAGGTGGAATCCAGCGCCCTGGTGTCATCGCCGCGCTCCGCAACCTTCTGCGCGACGCGGTTCAGTAGCGCCATTTCGAGGAGCGGGTTCAACGCGGCATTACTGGCGGTCACCGTCAAGGTAACCGGATAGGTAATGGCGTCAATCTCCATGTCCACATAGATCAAACCATTGATTTGGATCTTCGCGCACGTGCCGGTGAGCGGCGTCGTAGCGCTGTCGCTGTAGGTCACCGTAGTGCCCGCCAGGTCGCCTTGGCGCTCAAGACGGAGGTACAGACCGCCGTAGATCGTTAAGGGCGCTGCGGGCACCCACTGCGTCCTGGTGACCGACTCCACGCACCACCCGGTGCGCTCTTCAAGTTCGCGTACTGCGGCAGACCATGCAATGCCAATAGCCGGGTCATCCTCGGTGTGCGGGATCCGGGCCCAACTTCTGAACTTAGAAATATCTAAAGCCATGTTTCCTCGCTAAGGGGGGGTGGAGCCGAAGCCCCACCCACCCAAAGGATGAGAGGATCAGAATCAGGCGTTGGTGATTTGCAACTGCACCAGCGCATTCACGCGGGTGAAGTTGGAGTTGGCGAACTGCATGCCTTGGTAACGGATACGAGCAGTGCCGGACAGCGAGAACTCGTCACGGGTGATGGACATGCCGCCCCATTC